ATGGTTTGACTTTCTTCATCCCAAGCAACTAATATAGCAGGCAGTAAGTCTTCTCCACCTTGTGTAGCTAATAGCACATAAGTAATTTTAACAAATGCAAATATACTAAAGAAAGCATATGTTATAACTGGTCGCACCGATGCTTGTAACGCAGATACGAATGTAGATTTGTTTGCTTGAGCTAATGACTCAGCATGTTTATACAAACCTTTTACTTCTTCTATGTCTGCTTCTGCATCTAGTTCTTTTAATTTTAGTTTACTTAATTCTGAAGCATACTTAGCTTTAGCTTCAAGCATAAGTAGTTCTTGTTTATTAGCTTGTTTCTTTTCAAAGAAACCCATTACTGAGGGAAGGAACGAAGTTCCAAACCCCAGTACTGATCCAAGTAACGACAGCATTATTTATCTTCTTCTGGTGTAAGATTAACTGCAGGAAGTTGTCTAAGTTTTTCCATAGTTTGAAACACAGTTTTATAGTTTAGTTGTCCTAAGATATTAATTATCTCATTAAGTAATGCTATATCAACTACGTAGTGCTGAGGCACTTCAGGCTCAGGTTCAACAAATGCTTCATTCTCAGGGGTATTCGGATCGTCTGCAATAAATTTTCCGTCTTCAGTTCTTGCACGTTTTTTAGTCATATTAAGCTCCTATATCAACGATTTCACAAGAATCTGCGGAGCAAGCTAACTCTTGTCCACCTCTTGTGCTATCTTCTACTTCATAATCTATTAACTCTTGCCAGTCAAGTCTTTTAGGCATCTTTTTTAATAGTTTTAAATATTCTTTTTTAGAACACTCTTGGTATGGTGCTTGCTTATAAGTATGGTCTGAGTGAGGTAAGAAAGATATTCCTGCCACGTTATCAAAATTATTATACACCCAAGCTCCTACGTCAAGCCACTCTTCTTCTTTAACTGTAATAGTAACAGAAGGCTTATGCTCACACCAAAATTTTTGGTACTTTAACCATAAGTCTAATTGTTCTAAGGCAGAAGTATCATTACGAGTAACTGCTTCTTGTGGAGATTCTACAGGAAAACTAAACACCGTTGTATTTTCAGGCTGAGTTATATCATCCTCTGCAGGTACTCCTTTCTCAATCATAAACTGTGTTAAAGGGTCTTTTTTATCTCCTCTAACAGTTCTAATATAATATTCAGAATGTCTTGCGTGTATACCAGAAGCTGAATCTACTAACTGAGATACTGTACCAGAAGGCTTGACACATGTAATAGCAGTAGACTGCTGTATGTTTAAACGCTCTGCATACTCTTTATTAACGTTAACTGCAACTTTTTTTAAGTCTTCTAAACGAGTATCTAGATGAGGGTCGTTAGCACCATTAAGTAATTTAGAATCCATGATACCTGTAAGAGAAACTCCTAGCAATCGTTCTTCTTCTGTATTATTTTTCCATATCTTTCTAAGATATTTAAAATCGGTAAGGGTAGATTGGAATGTCCCTAGTATACTAGACAGTCGTACTTTATTAATTAAATCTGCCATAGTATCGTCTGCTCTAACAACTACTTCTGTAAGGTTACAAAACTGATAAGGTCTTAGTATAATCTCACTACAAGGATTAGTGCCAAAATCATGCTCTGAATCTCTTCTACCATTCTCTAATGATTTTTCTATAGCAGACTGTCTGTTGTATATACCACGTTCACCAGACTTAGAGTTATATAAAGTAAGCCATTCTTTCATAAAGATACCTATAGGAGGCTTTTCTTTATAGCACACAGAATTATTAGCTAATGCTCTCTGACCTTCGTTATTCCACCACTCACCAGACTTGGCTAGTGCCATCTCTTGATCTTGTAAATCAGATAGACTAATAAGTGCAGAACGTCTTACACCACCCACTACTACTACTGAGCCTATCTTACACATAAGGTCGTGGCATTCTATAGATTTTAATTGTCTTCCTGTAGCACCTTTAAATATGCCTACAGTAAATCTAAATAAATCATCTAATGGATCAGGACCACTTGATCTACCACCAAATGTTTTAAGTCTTGCACCTGCAGGTCTTAGTTTAGACAAGTCCCAACTAGGTATCTGACCTGAATATAATAGATGTATCAATTCTTTATAGCCCTTAGCCCAACCTGCTTTGCTATCTCCTACAACTATGGTAGTTTCGCTTTCTTCTAAATCTTCGTTGACTGTTGGTAATTGTTTTGTGTATTTTCTTTCTACTGAAAACCCTACACCTGTACCACACATAAGTATATAAAGACATTCATCAAATGATCTAACACTATCTACAGGTAAGTAAGAACAATTATATCCTGCTACATTACATCTATCTAATGCTATGCCAGATGTCATTAAGGCTCTCATAGAAGGCATTATTTCTAAATTAAGTACAGCATCTTGTAGTTCTTTGCGTAATTCTATAGGAAGATCATAATTATTCTCCTTGTTTAAACGCTCTGTTAAATAGTCAAAGTATCTAGTCACTGTTTCGTTCCAAGATTCTCTTCTGTTCTCTTCGTTTATCCATCTAGCATATCTAGACACATGAATAAAGCTTTGATAATCTGTAGGTAGTTCTATTGAATTAGAAGCGGGTTTAGTCAAGTCGTATGTAGCCATTATTTTTTCCTCTTTAGTTTAGCTTTGTTTTTAAAATAAGCAAGGTTAAAGCCCCGCTCCCATTCCTTAAATCTCATGTGATAACTAGGATAAGGATTCCTTAGTTTACCGTTATAAAATGCTCTTTGCCCTTCTTCAAATTGAATTTTTAAGGGTGCAATGTTACTTCTTTTGCTTTTTCTGTATTGTTGTGATTTCTGCAATGTCTATTCCTTCCACTTCATAAAAAATACTGTTAATAAAATCAGACATTTCTTCTTCAATGTCACTGTCTACGGGCATAATATATACTTCAGAATCAATTTCTATATCAATATTTATTCTAGCTCTTATCTTCATAGCATCCTATTAATTTTTCTAAATACCATTTAGCTTTATTTAAGTCTTCCATAGGTTTTTCCTTATATGTATATCTCCATACATATTTAAGAACGTTACCTTTTAAATACCCTTTAAATTCTAGGGATGACATAGAAGCCTCTATTGCTTGTATAGCTTCTATGCCCCCTTCGTTATAATGTTGTGGATAATTAACATCATCAAACTTCAATGTCGTAGGCTTCTTCATTGACTTTTCCTCTACCAAATACAAATAAACTTTCGTCTACATTACTTGTTATTATTATTAAATTAAAAAAGGTATTAAGTATAGCTATACCTAATGCCGACCTAAAGAATACTACTACTCTTCTTTTGTAAAGTCCACGTGTACCACGTTTCCTTTTCGTTCCACAACAGGTTCTTCTAGTTCAAAATCTATGATTGAGTTCCATAGCTTATCTCCTTCTTTTCCTGTTATCTTCCCGTCAATAGCTTTATCAAAAAAAGTGGTATGGAGGCTAATAAGTTCATCAGATGCGATATAACTAAAGCCAACCATAGCACGAGCCAAGTCAAGATAATGCTCATAAGCATCACTAGGGAGGTCATCAGATGTTTTACAGGTAATAAGAGTCTCATGTATCCAGTCTCCGTCTTCATCTGATTTAGGTATAAGCCGAATAAGTATTTCGTCTTTACCTGTTTCAAGGGGCTTCTTTGCCATTATGCCGTAGCCTCAGCTATTTCAGTATAGTAATGCCAAGGGGGGTTAACAGCAGAAGAAGCAGGTTGAGGTTTATATTCAAGGTCATCCCAACAAGAATTTTTATACTCACAAAAGGAGCATGTCTTGCTTAGATGTTTATTACCTGTCTTCTTGCCTCTAAAAGTCTCTTCAACCGCCTCAAAATTTCGTTTAAAAGGCTTGTTATTTTTTATAGCCTCTATCTTATCTTGTATAACGTTTAAACGTTCTTTTATTTCTTCTTCAGTAAGCTCTAATTCTAAATAAGTCATCTCTCCAGTGGCTTTATTAATAGCCCACCAACCACCTATTTCTTTATTAGAGCCTTGAGCATACATAACTAATTGGTCTACATAACCAAACGTATCATGTTGTTTCATGTTAGCATCAGAAGAAAACTTATGTCTATATGCCCAAGCAGAACATGATTTAACATCATCTACTTTACCATCAATGTATAAGTCTGTCTCACCTGATAAAGTATGGTCGCCTATTTTAATCTCTACCTGCTCACTATCTTCAAAAGGTATTTTAGAAGCTTTTAAAATAGCTTTAAATATAGCTTCTATTGTATCGCCTAGAATCATACGCATTTTGAATGTAGAGTCATGGGGCTGTTTCTTTGCTCCCATAGCATCCATCTGCAACTGACATAAAGGCTTACCTAAATTAGAAGGTCGTAGTTTAAACACCCTTTCTTCTGGATTGAATTGGCGTTTGAGTGCTTTTTTAAAATACTCTCCCGCCTCTTCTATAATGTCGTCATCCATAGTAGACTTATCGGCACTAGCTTTTTCCAAGTACGCAAATATTCTTGCTAAATTATCATTCATATTATACGTCTACGTTTATAAATTCTTCAGCGTCTAAAACTACTTCAGCATCATTCATCTTCTTAGATGCTTCAGAAGCTTTTTGTCTAACCATTTCGCTATGAGATAAGATGTATTCATTGAACACTTTATTAGTAGCTAAGTCATCCTCAGTTAATTCAAGAGGCTCTTTCTCAATAGTAGGGTTTACAATATACCAACTGATTGCAGGAGTTTGCTTGTACTCCATTTCAAATTTTAGTTCTCTACTGTAAGGGGCTATCTTGTCCCTAGCCATTTGAGATAATGCGTTACCAAACTGTTTAAACGTGTCCTTACTACCAATCTGATACATAACAGGGAAGTTATCAAAAGATACTTTTTCTCCATTACCTTCTTTTACAGCATCTTCTACACGTAAGAAACCAAATAAAACTCTATATCTTTTTGAGCCTCTCCACCATGCTTTCTCATCATCACTAGCCTTATCCCAATCTTCTATTTTAGTTTTACCACAATTCATAGTACCTAATTCATCTAAGGCATCATCATATGGATTGCGAACAAAGACAGACCTATTTACATATCTTCCTCGCATATCTTTACCTTCTTTAGTTTGAAAGATAGCATTCTCATCATATCTCTGATAAAAAAATCTTTGCTGAAAGACTCGTAACCAAGCGTTTTCAGCGTAGACAACCCCATACTTAGGGTGGTCAATCTTGACTGTGCCATCTGGTATAGATACTCCAGTAGCAGACCTAGTCTTATTGTTAATTGATAGTCTAGGAATGTTCACTATAGAGCTTGATGTATTCTCATCAAATATTCCAAGTGCTTCCATAGCCTGTGAAAAAGGCAAAGTATTTTCTGTTAATGTTAATTCTGTTGTCATATAGACCTCCTGTTAAAGTGTTATAGAGTTATACTCTAATTTGTAATAATGTCAAGTTTAAACGCTTAATATTTTATTCTTTTTTTATACACTACGTTTTCTCCTTCTTTCTGCCATGACATCTTAGGTAATGTAATTCTGTTATAAGGATGAGACCTGTTGTACTGGTACAGTTCTCTCCTCCATCTCACGAACATATCGCTTCGGTTCATCTATTTCTTCCATATCTAGCCAATCATCTCCTATCTTTAAATCTACTCCCATAGGGACATCTAAAGTAAGATTAAATTGAGAAAGCAACCTCTCTGGGACTCTTAGCATAGCCTTCTTTAACTCAAAAGGTATTATATCTATCTCATCGGGATGCACATCAACAACGATAGAATCGTGTACCGTGTTAATGATAAGTGATTTATATTTTTTTGAGTCTAATACTTCCTTAAATAATATACATGCTAAAGGAACTATTTCTGCGGTGGCAATGGACTGCACAGGATAATTTTTAATTTGTGTTGCAAAGGTAGAGCCATAGCGTGTCCTAGAAACTTTAGGAAACGAAAATTGTCTGCCCGTTATAGTAGTTATTGTTTTATTGTTTATAGCCTCTTCTTGTAAAGTCTCATGCCATTTTCCGATACTGCTGTACTTAGCCATAAAAGATTTATTATAAGCTACCTCAGCAGGAGAGCCTGACATACCTCCATACAAAGGTCTAAATGTCCTTGCCTTAGCATCTTGTCTAGACGTTTCTTGTCCTGCTTCTGTTAGTACTTTAGCTGTATAGGCATGAACATCAAACCCTTCATTAATTTCTTTTTTTCCAACGGGGTCGTCTGCTACCCATACTGCTGTCCTAAATTCTAATTGTGCAAAGTCTCCTTCTAATACCTTACCACCTTCAAACCTAGATACAATAGCTTTTCTTACTCTAGCTGTACCTCCACGTGGTAAGTTTTGGAAATTAGGTTTAGATGAGGACAGTCTTCCTGTTGCTGTACGTACTTGATTTATCTGGGGGTGTAGTATCCCATTCTCATATACGTTCTGCTGTATACCTTTACAAAAAGAATTTATATAAGTATCTAACGCATTTATACGTTGCATGTTAGTTAAGAATGTATGAGCCTCGTTTAAACCCTTTGCCTCAGCTATCTCAGCTAAAGAACCAAACGTAGTTTTATCTGTTGCGAATCCGTTTGCAGTTACTTGGTCTACTGACGTAGGAGAAAACTTAAACCCTGCAATTTCTTTTAATTGCTTATAAGTATATCCTGTACCTCTACAAGATTGACATTTAGGATGTTTCTTGTAAGGAGTTCCATCTTTTTTTCTGCGAAAGATTATACCTGAGCCTCTACACGTAGAGCATTGACGTACTTCTGTCTTACGAGATATAGTAGTTTGTGCTTTAACTATATCTTCTAAGTCTTTCTTTGGTATACGATTTTTATATTTTCCTGTGCCCCCCGCTCTAGTACCTATACCAAAAACTCTAGCCCAATCATTCTTATCGTTAACCTTACGTGACCATACTATTTCGGATAACTGTTCTGGACTAGCTAAATTAAAAGGCTTGTCCCCCATAACATCTTTTACTATGTCTTTATTCTTAGACGATTTAAACGCTCTCTCGTTGGAGTAGCCTAACCTAACTGTTTCTAAAGCATCTACATCAATAGCTAAACCATTTCTTTCTATGTCTATTAAAACTTTAGTCATCTGATTAGTCAATGCTAAGATAGGTATTATAGATTTATATTCATCTGTATTAAATAATCTATCTTGTTCTAAATAAAGTTCACCACAAGATATTATATCGTACTTATTATATTCTCCTACTAAGCCGATAGGCATAGCCTCAAAGCCTACTTTGTTACTAAAATATTCTTCTATTAGTTCTGACTTTTTTAAAGTTACTTTTCTACGTATACAAGATTCAGCTAAAGATAATGCTAATTTTTCTCCTCTAGCTAAAAGATACTCGCCTGTCATAGTGTCATGTAAATCTCCGTCATAAGTAAAACCACATTCATATAACCATGACATATCATATTTTATATTGTGTCCTATAAGTAAGTCTGCTTTATCTAAAGCATTTTGTAACTCTGTAAAGTCATTAGGTGAAGCATCTTTATACTCATTGTGTTTAAACCATGTGACTGTTACATTTTCTACTTTATCGGTTACGGGGGCATGCCCTACACATACTAAATAATTATCTACGTGGTAAGGAGATGGGTTGCCATCCGTTACTTTATTTTCTATATCTATTACTAATTTATTGTGATACATAATATTTCCTATAAGTTGTGACTGAGTTTGATAGACTGTACGAGGTAATAACAATCGTCTATACAAATGAGTGAGGTTCAGTCTTGAGGAGGATTAAGTCTCGCTCAGTATAAACACAAACTCAGTCACGCCCCTACTAAAATGAAAAAAAGTAGGGTAATCGTTTAAACGTCTTAATCCATATAAGACGCTGTAAGGTGGTCAAACATAACTGCAAAGTTGCCATGCTGTCCTGTGATTTTATTTTTTACTATGTTAATCCATCTCATGTTGGTATCTCCTTCTTCCGTCTCTTCTTTACCTATTAAGACAATTAAGTCGGCTTCACCTGCCTTACCTGTCCTTGAGCCTGATAACATAGAATCGTTTAATATAATCTTTCCTGACGCTTCTGCTGATAGCTGACACATACCAAACACAACACAATCTTGTCTTTTAGCCAAGTCTCTGCTCTCTGCGTATAAACTTGTAAGTCTTTGGTCATCTCTAGCAAAAGTTCCACCTATCTGCGTCTTATCTAATATGTCAATTACAACAATATCTGGTTTTTCTTTTTCTACTATTGCCTCAATCTCTCCAAATGTCAAATTACTAGAGTCAAATACTTGTAAATTCTCTGACTTCTTTTTCCATTTATCTATAAATTTATGTTTGTATTCTTTTACATAAGCAATTCTTTCTTGACAAGAAGCTGTTACCATCCGTAGCATATGTCTTTGTGCTTTTTCTTCATTAGTAAACATTATACATTTAGCACCTTGGTCTAAGAAACCTTGAGGAGATGCAATAATAGAATGAGCGAATCCAGACTTACCTACATTAGGTCTTGCACCTACTACTACAAACATACCTTTGCTGATACCACCTACCCTGTCGTTTAAACTCGGTACATGAAATTGGTAGTGATGTTCTAGGTCTAGTTCTTCAAACAGTTCTTCCATATCATTAGATGAACGTATTTCATTTTCTTTTCCTCTGTCTGCCATTAGCCTAAGTTTTTCACTAGCTCTTATAATAGCAGTAGAATCATAATGGTCGCCTTGCATTATTTGTATAGATTGTTGTGCAACCTTTTGTGCCTGAGATTGTAAAGACATTTTATACACCATGTCAAAAGCTACCTCATCATCAATGTCATTAAGTTTCTTAATATTTTCAAACTCAGTCATTATAGAATCTTTTTGACTGACGGTAATAGATGGAAACGTAGCTATATAATTCATAGCTATATCAGTTAAAGTTAAATCTTTGTCTTTATATTTTTTGTACGCATCATCTACTGCGTTTTTTACTTTTAGTAAACCATTAGAAAACATAGTGTCATCTAATCTATCTACTACTTGATTATGAAAATCGTGGTTAGTCGCATACTTTTTAAGTATCTCTTTAGGCATACTTGTCATATTATTCTCCTCTATTAATTTGTCCACCAATCAGGCTTTGCTCTGTTTTTTTCCCATTTAGCATAATGCTTTTCATTTATACAGTAATCACGGTACGCTACAATAGGATTATCATTTTTATATTGGTCAGGCATAGCTTGTGCTACTGGTGTAGCTAGGTTTATGTTTATTTTATCAGGCATTTTAGAAAGAGAATTAGCAAGTTTAGTTATGCTTGCGTGTTCTCTACCATACCTATAAGCATACTCTTTACCAAGAGATAAGAAATGTTTGTATAACCACATATAGTTTATACTGCTTTCTCTAGCCCAAATAGTGCAAGGATGATTTTTATATGCAGTCTTGTATAAACCTACTTTATCTGCATACTCATCACCATCTAATTCTCTATGTGCTGTGCATAACATCTGTGCTGTTTCTAACGGCATCTTTACTAGCATTTTATCAGGTTGTGCCTGTGCTGATTTCTCAGGGCAATCGTAAAAGTAAAATATATTCATTTTTAATTCTCCTCGTTTAAACGTTATCTATCAAAAGTAATAAACAAACTTGCTATATTGTCGCATCTTCTTATACCACAGGTAGTTTCGTTGTCAATATTATATTCATCTAATTTACGTTCAGGAAATTGGTATTTTCTTTGACAATCGCTACATATCTGCGACCAGTCTCCTGCAACCTCATCATCTACTATATCATTAAAATCTACTCCTAATCGTATTCCTCTATTCTTAGTATTTCTATATGTTTTTCTTCTCATGTTTTAATCTCCAAACATTTCTTTAATGGTTTCTTTATTTTCGTATTTTAAATCTCTTTCTAAAATCATAACTCTGCATTTGTCTACATGAATGGCTATCTTGCGTTGTATGTCAATAGCTTTATCTGTAGCATCTCTATCTAAAGCTACGACAATGTTTTTATAAGGCTTTACGTAATGTAAATGCTCAGTTAAAAGGTTAGTCCCTAACAAAGCTATACCCGTTGCTTCATGGGATACCACACAAGCTGACGTACAATCTTCTACTACAACTGCTAAGTCTTTATTGTCTCCTATGATAAAAGGTATGTGCGAGTTATCATATCTGTACCACTTTACACCATACTTCAAAGCTCTGCCCACAGCACCTACCACTTTACTATCATCTACTGTCATAAATGCTAATCTGTCGTTCTTCACATCATATGCAAATCTATCAGGATTCTTGTCAAATATCTCCATACAATTAAATTCATCCAAGTAGTTTAAACACTGATGACTTCTTGTAACATCCTTGACAAAATAAGCAGGCACAACAAACTCTTCGTCTTTCTTTTTCTCCGTGTTAAAATTAACTTTTTTAGATATGTCTTCTTTAGTATAGTCCGCATTAGTTATACCGCCTATACCACAAGATGCTGAATAACAGTTCCATAAAACTTTACCATCCATCCTTGTTACTGTTAAGGTATTTCGTTTACCGCACACCACACAGTCTAATCTTTGAGTTACTTCATCTTCTAAATTTAATTCTCGTATAGTTTCGTGAAGCCTGTCATAACCTCTCAATTATATACCTCTATCTAACATAGAGTTTAAACGGTTAGTAACCTCTTCATCTTTTTTAACAACTTCGTCTGCAAATTTATCTCTGACAGACTTACTAGAAAAAGCTCGGATGTTTTCATGGTACTCAGGAGCATGGGTATTAAAGCTCTCTAAAAAATCATCTAACTCCACCTCGTCTTGGTGAAAGTTACTGCCATGAAATGTATATATCATTTGTTTAGTCATTGTAGTTCTCCTTTGCGTTTAAACACTCATTACTAATTACTAGCTTTCCAATGTAATCAGAATCCTCATCTTTATGTACTGTTACCATAACATCATTATTGGTTTCTGATGACCTTTCTATTCTTATCCACGAATTAAAAAACTCATACCATTGAACGTCTTGCTCTTCTATGCGTACAAGGTCTTGTCGGCATATTGTATACATTCTTTCTTCAGAATCTTTTTTGACCATGTTCCCACCTCTCTATCTCTTCTAATAAACTTTCTGCTAATTCTAGTCTACCCGCACAAAGAATATCATCAAAATCGTGAATGCTACTATTATCTAACTCTTTGTATGTCTCAACTTCATACCTAAGATATTTTTTTATATTCTTTATTTTCTTAGATTTTCTTTTTACACTAAACAGTAATCGGTGTACTAAACCTATAAGATACTGCTTGTGTTCAGAAAAGTTACTAAACGTATTTTTCATATCACATTCCTTTCGTTAATAGTTCTTCTGTATCTTCTTTGTTGATAGCAAACACTACAACAATCTTTTTTAAGTCTGTGTCCGCATGGTATGACCAATCCAACTCCTGACCTCCCCTTTGTATAATGGTATCTCTTGCTTCGTCTAAAACTTCATTTATTATCTCTTCTGTCTGTATATTTATTTCTATATCTATCTCTGTCATTTTTTTCTCCTTATAATTTGACAACATTAAAATTAAGCTGTATGCTACACGCATCTCCCGTGGGGGGGTTAAATATATATACTAGTTAATACCTCCACTAGGTATATCATTTACCTCTACCCAATTAGTAGAAGTAGAAGTTATTATAAATACACTACTCAATAAACTCATTAAGTTACCTACTGCTACTGCTTTATCATCAGATGATTGCTTTACATAATATAACAGTAAAGCTACTAGAGAGCTTGTAGCAACGTCTTCTACATCTACTCCTACCTCTGCTGAAGTCTTATTAACAAATTTCATTATAGCGTCTGTTATATGCTCTATATCGTCTTTACTGGCTATTGCCATTAGTATTGCTTTCTTATCCATATCAGTTTCCTTTTTTGTTTAAATAGTCGTCTATATTCATCTGCTTGTCGTCATTGTAAGGCACATCATTAGGTACAAGGTGTATCATGCCTTCTCTCAAGTCGTTTAAACTCTCATCCGTTATTTCTTGGTCAAGTTTTAATTTTCCTAACTCTTCAAAGTATAGTATCTTTCTTATCACATCTCTGTATGTACTCATCTTATGCCTCCTCTATTTTTATAGGGCGTTTAAACCATTTGTGTGATACCTCATCAAAGTATATATCTTTTAAAGGTCTGCTGTTGCCACCTGTGTGCGACATAGCTTTAGTAGTCTTTCTTCTATTCTTTCCTTGTATTTGTTTCTTAGCCATTAGCCTTCTCCTTTACTAGTGTCATAAATGCTCTAGCCTGTTTAGTTAAACCCTCTTCAATGACTTCTGACCCTATTGCTTGTAATATGTAATATGTCCCGTCTGGTACAGTATCAAAAATAGGTGTATCGTCTCTATCTTCATATAACTCTGTCTCACTTCCACCTATATGCAATATTAAATCATCTAATTTTTTAGCGTCAACGACTATAATATCACCCCATATGTCGTCATCACTATAACCAAAGTTTTCTATTTTCATTATTTCTCTCCTATATATTTACTAATAAAGTTAAACAAGTTATGCCTACTAAAAATTCAAATATTTCCCAATTAGTCATCATTTTTCTCCTCATTGTTTAAACGTTTTCTATTGTACTTAGTCTTATCTTGTTTTACTCTCGTGTAAGTTCCTTGCAACTCTCTTACAATTCTAGGCTTATCGGGTGTCTTCTTCTTTGTCAAGGTATTTCTCCATAAACTTATACTTGGGCATTGTAACGGGTTTACTTCCGTGTGAATGGTATCCCCATAATTCTCTTAACCATCTAGGCGTACTTTTTGTATAAAATCTTGTATTTAGTTTATCTAATTGCATCTTATTCTCCTATGCGTTTAAACAGTGCGAGTAAGGAAATCTGCTAACCTCTTGCTCACGAGATTGAAGTTCATTCCCTACTCTATCTGGCTTGAGTTTGCCACGCAACGCTTTCAACTCAACTTACGCTTACAAATTGCCTAGGACTAGCATCAGTAAGACCATGTTCCTTGTAACTCCTAGTAGTAAGTAAATTGCATATCAGGGGCGACCTGACTAGGTATCTTTTTAAACACTTACCATTCAATAGTTTCGTGTCCTTACTACTAGGTATCCTAGCTAGGATAATCTCTATTACTCCTTATACAATTTTCTTAAACATAGTATCATTAGGTACTACTATTAACTTATATTCGTATAAACCATTAGACACATACCTTTTATCTACTTCATAGATAGCGTCATCAGGTTGAAACTTAGGGTTTCTAAAGGCTCTAAGCTGTGCTGATATAGATGGTGATGGTTCTCCCGTAGCTTTAGCTATGGCGTTTAAACTCTGCCACCCGTTGTTGTGCATATAGTTAAAGATTTTAACAGCTTGCCTACCTAATCTTTTTTTATCTCTGGGTGCGGAATATCCCCCACCTGAGTACTCTGCTTTTTTACCAAATAATTTTGTAAATATATTCATTTATTTTCTCCTTTGTTAATTTGACTTTATATTATTATTAGTATATGGCAAGTAAAGTTTTGTAACACCATGTAACAAAGTTTACTCACCCTGTTTAAACTCTTCCCATTTAAGGGCGTTGTCTGAAAATTCTCTTAGCTGTACTAACACTTCCTCTGCGTCAAACCCTCTGTTAAAAGCGTTGTCTCCAAAGGCTATCTCGTAAGCCTCTTCTATAAATGTCTGCCAACCTCTATCCATTATCCTTCTCCTCGTTTAAACTCTTACTCTTCAAACCAATCCACTTCAATTTCTACGTAATCCTCATCATACACACCCCCCTTCTCGTGGTACTTATAGTCTACCTCGTGAGTATTGAGGTGTATAGTGTGCTTAGTCCCGTCTTTAAGTTCTATGTCCGCCATACCCCACTTAAAGAATGTAGATTTAATGTCATCAGGGTTTATACCCTCCTCCTTTAAGTCTATACTAGCGTGTGTCGTATATTGTAGTTCTATATAATTAGCTTTTCTCATTTTCTATTGCTCCTAATTCATCTCTGATTAAGTCGTTTAAACTCTCACCCCTGACAAAGTCATCAAAGTCATACTCATCAGCGTCAAGTTTATCATCTATTTTATAATCTAACTCTTGCATATCATCTCTCAGTTCTTCTTCAAGATTTTCTAGTTCTTCTTTTACAATGTTTAGTATTAAGTTTTTAATTAGTTTTCTCATTATTCTTCTCCTTGTTTAAACCCTTAGTTCCATGCTTTAGAATTACTGGGTTGTGTTATTTTTAATAAATCTTTTTCCCATTGTTCTATTATAGTGTCAAGACCTAAATTATTTTTTTCATCTAGGCTACAATGATAATCAGAAACTTGCTCTGCGTCATCATTCCAATTACTCCAATAAATATTGCCTATGGCATCATCTCCGTCCCAAAACTCTATAATAATCTCGTCATAATTATGTATGCCTTGATATTTATTTTTTGCATTTGCAAAACCTAACGATACATCATTAGTTCTTTTAAGTTCTGTTGTTCTGTCGCATGGCTCTAT